TGCGGATCAAGAAGTCGCGCACCGCTTTGTGGATAGCTGGGAAAAACTGACCCGCTGACTCTGCGATCAGAGCGAACGCGATCGCCCGATTCTCCCATTGCGGCTCGACTCCTGCAACTGCGAGCACCACACCATCATGCTCCGCGGTCCATGCGAGTCCTTTGTCTGACAACTCAGTGAAGTCGCCACGCACATCCACGATACGTGTCAGGTACTCCTGTGCCGGCTGCATGGCGATCCGCTCAGTATCACCCGTGACCCACGGTCTAACGATCATAGGTGTGCATCTGCGGCAGCAGTGCCCTCACGGTGCAGGGGAGCGGGAGTCGGTGCTGCACGACCATCTGCGTACCCTTTTCATACTCACCAGGCCAGGCCAGCCGATCGGTCTGCCCGGTGAACAGAGGTATAGGTGCGTCCATGTCGTCACCCGAACTGCGCATCGCATACTCGTCCATGTCGATCGTGTTCGGCCCGTACCATAAACCAGCACCAGTCTCAAACAAGTCGAGCACGATCCCGTTGATCCGCTGCTCCTTGCCCTGAGCCGTACCGTCCTGGGCCCCGGCCTCAATTGGCATGGTCTTGATGGTGGCGGTGTAGGGCAAGCCCACATTGACCACGGACGCGGCCAGTTGCAGGGTGATGGCGCCCGAGGTCACGGTGCGGTTCGGATGCACGGCTCCATCGGCCAGCACTGCCACATCCTCACCTTCGAGGTGGTCAAGTCCGGTGATCGAGGTGGTGGCCGCACCGTCGTAGGTCAGGCCACTGTCCACAAAGAACGCATACTCATCGGTGCGATACTTCTCGAGGTATTCGACATACCGCACCGTGGCGCCGTCCACCGCGCGTCGCACAATCATCCACGTCGAGTCCTGGTCCCCGTCCCAATGCGGGACCACGACCACGGACTCCACGATGCCGATGGGGTGTCGGTGCCAGCCCACTACATCCTCGGTACGTTCGTAGGTCATGCCTGCCAGCACGCCATCGGTTCGCGGTGCCCAGACGATTTGATTGGGCTCCTGCTGGTACGCCAGGTCCACGACACCGGACTCGGTAACGTGATCGGCCAGCACGTTCATGTTGGGCGCGACGAACGAGTCGGTGTCGAACTGGTAGGCGTACTCGCGCAGCTTGCGGCCGGCACGCTGCAGGAACAGGATCACCGAACCCACGCGCAATGGCTTGACATCCGTGGCACTACCGAACGTGGTCTGCGGCGTGATCTTCACGTTGGTGGGCGTCACCGGGTCACTGATCTGGGTGGCGCTCAGGGTGAACTCGCCGTTGGCCGTGCCGATGGCCAGCACCTTGGTCGGGGCGAGCCACTCGATCGTGTTCATGTCCTGTGTGTTGATCGTGTAGTTCAACGCATCGTCGTCGTTGGTGCCGTACTTATGGTTCTCGTAGTCCCCCGACACGCTGGCCCACAGGGTCTGCGGCCTGCTGGTCGAGCCGGCGAACCACAGACGATCCTCATAGAACGTGACGGCATGCGGGTGCCCGCGCCGATCGGACCACGCACCCTCGGACCAGCGGGTCGTGGCGCTGGTAGTGGGCAGACGCTTGACCACCGTGGCGTCGACCACCGTGGCGCTGGTATAGGCAGTGACCTGAGCGTACCCGGCACCGTCATGCAGGAATACCCAATCGACTGCCCCGTCACTCTCGGTGCCGCTGGTGTGAATCGGGGGCCGGGTGCCGGCCGACGCCGTGGTGCCTGACTCGTAGATGTTGCCCTGGTAGTACACGATGTCGCCGCTGGAGTACGCGAATCCGGTGGTCCACTGGTTGTACTTCGAGGCGCTGACCTCGCTGATCCTGAAGTACGAGCCCACGTCACCCGAGACGAACAGGCTTGCGGACGCAGTGAGCGTGATGGCCCCTGTCAGGGCCGAAGCTGTCAGAGTGATCGCCCCCACGTTCTCGTCGTTGAACGGGGGCCAGGCGAACGTGACCGCAGTCAGGGTCCACGACAGAGCACTGACACGGGCGAGTTTGTAGGGAGGGTGGTCGGGGTGCGTGATGTAGATCACATCAGCCGATTGAGCGTACTCCAGTGCGCCGACCTGCGCGGAGGTGTAGGGACTGACCACCTCGTAGGGGGTCCCCGGGCTCGACTCCACCACACCCCCGTCGAGGTAGAACCGAACGTAGAGATCACCGAACTCAAGAACATAGGCTTGAGTGGTACTGTACTCGAAAGGGAGCAGGCGTGTCACGTCCGCAGAGTCCTTGACCTCGGCAACGAACCGGGTGCCCGGGCGCTTGCGTGCCGGGCCTTGGATCTGGGGGATGAAGTTCTCTAGGGTCTCGCAGCCGTTCTTGAACTTGTCGAGAGACGGGCGACCCTTGAGCAGCGGGGACAGTTCGCCCGCGTTGAAGGAGGTTTGACCAGGTGAAGCCTTCATCAGTACCTCACTTCAATCCACTCGTCCTCCTCGAACTCCATGGGCGGGTTCTCCTGCGCGTCAGCCTGCTTCGCGTCTCCGATGAACAAGTCGTACTCTTCCAAGAGCGCCTTTTTCTTCGTGGTGCTCTGGGTCAGGGGCTCGGCCAACTCAGCGGCTAGGCGCGTGGCGACCGTATCAACGAACAGGGAATCGTAGACGTTAGGGTCCTCGATGCGGGAGATGTACCGGATGTAGAGGACCGTGGCGTTCGCGTGAATGAACCCGTTCTCGACTTGGAACTCGCCGGTCGATAGGTCACGGACTTCGAGCAGGCGCAGGAAGTCGGAAGGGAGGGGAAACTTCGCCGTGAACCCCCAGTCGGGGGCAGTTTCATGCGCGGCCAGATTGGTGCGCTTGACGGCGAAGTTCCAGGGGTGCTTGCGCAACACGCGGTCGCGTACCAGGGGCCAGTTACGTAAGCACAACCGAGCCGCCTTGGTGTTGTCCTCAAGGGACGTGATGGCACCGTGCCCCGCCTTATCCAGGGCACTGTTGCAGAGGTCAACGACACTCGGCATGGGTTACCCCATCACTGAGGTTCGAGGCGCAGGATTGCGTTCTTGATGCGCTCCAAGAGCACCGCGATGGCACCCTTCTCCAGCGTGTCGTCGTACAGGACGCGGACACCGTTGGTCAGGGTCAGGGCGCTCCCGTCTTCCAAGGTCATCGACTCCTGTTCCGTCTTGATCGCGGCGTCAACGAATTTCTTTGCCATGGTCTCTCCTGTTGAAAAACAGGGGCCGAAGCCCCCGGTTCATTACGGACCCGAGAAGTACAGGTCGATGGCCACGGTGCCTGCACCCGGCAGGGCCGCGGCAGCGATGGTCATCAGAACCGTTTCTTCGGCGGTCAGGGCGTCGTCATCCGTTGCCGCCACGTTGCCGAAGAGCGTCGGCACGGTTGCGGTGTTGATGGCAGCGGTGCGGTACTTACCCGTGGCACCAGCGATCCCGATGGCCACGGTGGCGGTGCCACCCATGGTCGCCGAGGCATTGATGATGCCGAAGGCGAAGCGGTAGCCGGCCGGAACCCGGGCCAGCACCATGTCGTCACCGGACGCTTGCGCGGCCATGGTGAACGACGCACGGAAGCGGCGAAGCCGGCCCCCGTGGATACCACCGTCGGATTTCGTGGTGGGTGTGGTGCCGAAACCGGCGACCTCGTTTGCGTAGGTACGTGCCATGTCGTGTGCTCCTTACAGATCGCAGATGATCTCGACGACCTTCTTTTCTTCGGTGCGGGTGGCACCAAAGGTCCCTTTGACGTACACCTGCGTGGCATACGACTTGTCAGCACGCTCGCTGATCTTGGTCGTGATGTCGTTCCACATGCCCAGGTGCATGCCCGACTTGGCCCAGGCGATGCAGCGCCGGTCGCCTGACCCATCGACACCCAGACGCTCGCAGTGGATGAACTTGAACCCGAGAAACGTGTCCACGTTGCCCTGCACCAGCGCCTTGACGGTGTTGTAGTCGGAACTCGTGACCTCGGTGGTGCCGAGCAGGTTGTCCATCTGCACCGCCGTGACAGCGACGTAGAGGGGGTCCATGGCGACATCGACCTCGTTGGTCAGCAGGATTTTGCGAGCCGTGCGCAACTTGGCGACCGTGAGACCCGTGGCGCCGACGACGATCTGCTGGTTGGCAGTGTCGAATGCGGTGCTCGTGGAGCCGTTCTCGCCGGTCAGGGCGGTGCCCAGAGCAGCGGTGATGATGGTGTCGTCCATCGCACGACCCAGAGCGTATGCGCCGTTCATGGCGTACGGGCTCGTGGGGTCGATCAGCATACGCAACTTGTCCTGATCGTCGATCATGTCGGCCCACTCGAAGTCCGAGGGGTGACACCAACGGGCGTCGTGCGGGGTGCTGATCAGTGGGGTGTCAGCGTGGCGGCTGGTTCGGGCTTGCGCCGTCACCGCACCGATTTGCTCGACAACCTTGGCGGCTTTGCCGGTGTAGGAACCGACGGTCACGCAATCGCGCAACCGAGATCCGCGCTGCTGGAGCAGCAGCTGCACATTGGTGCTGTACTGCTGCACGAACGCGGTCGTGACTTGGAAACTCATGATATGACCCTTTCAGGTGGTAAGTGGAAACAAAATCACCGAGGCTCTGTTTCGACTTGTCCACTTGAGTGGGGTCAGTTGCTCAGGAAACTTGGAACCTGGTTGTCCTTGACGGGCCGGGTCAGCGTTTTCCGAGGGGTCGGGGCCGGTGGGTCCTCGACTGCTGACGATCCTATCACATATTTTTCAACGTGTGCGCAAGACTCAATGAGTTTTGTCACATCGAACAGGCCAACCTTGGTCGCTTGTCCCACCATGGCCTCGAATACGCGCAGGC